GCGTCGCGGTCTTCGAGCACGCCCTGGCGGATCGACGAATACGAAACGCCGCGCAAATCGTTTGCCAGGCTGACATAGGATATGTTCAAGCCGGATGCCACGCCGCGCAAAACGGCCATGACAAATTGTTCAAAACCCGAGTTCGGATGGTCTGGATCCCATGCCTTGAAATCAACGCCCTCGGGAAGCTCTTCGAAGGTGCCGGGCGCTGCGACGTTGATCAGCTCTTTGGGCTCGCCGGTGCCGTCCTGGGCGCCCTGGCCGGTGTAGTCGTCGCCGCTCGGCGAGGTAAAAAAGCCCATTTTCGATGCGCCGGTCCTGGATGCCACCAGCTCGGCATCCTCAAAGGCGGATAGCTGGTGTAGACGCTCGGCCGGGGTCGCCATCCAGGGGATCCCGCGGCTTTGTCCGATGCGCTCGATGACATACGGGTGCAAGATCTGATCGGCCGGTATGCGTTCGTATTTTTTGCGGTTGTATCCCTGGCCGTAGAAAAAATCATGCGGATGGTCGGTCAAAACGTAATACGCCACGGGCCGGCGCCATTTGTCGAACTCAACGCCCATGCGGATTTTGTGGCCGTTTTCAAGGGTCTTGTTGAGCTGTTCGTCAATGTGATCGGCCTCGATCAGTTGCAGGGCGAAACGGAATTTATTGTGCGGCCAGCCGGGAATCATGCGAATCAACAATTCGCCGTCCTTGGGTACGGTTTCCATGGCCAGTTTTTCGACGTCGTGCCAGGACAAAAGGCCGTCAACGGTGCAAATCCCTTTTTTGCCCCATTCGCGCCAGGCCGCCTCGATGATGTCGTTTCCGGTCTTGTCCAGTTTCCCGGATGTAAAACGGGATCGGACCTGTAACATGATACCGTCGGGGCCGACGACGTTCTGTTTCACCAGGTTTAAGAAGCGGCGCCCGTAGTCGTTGTTGATCGCCAGGTCGCGGGATCGGGCCCGCAAGATGGAAAGGTCTTGATAGACCGCTGCGTCCGCCGAAAGGTTCGACCGGGTCCAGGTATTTGTCAGCCGGTGCAACATGGCCGCTTTGTATGCGCTGCGCTGCGCTGCGTAATTGCTTCGTGGATCGGCCTTTTTTTTACGGCTGAAAATCTTTTTTAGGAAATTCATTCGAAGCGTACCCGGATTAGGTTGGATGATTTGCGGCCGGCCTTGCGCTCTTCGCTGGCGTACTCGGCCCGGTAGGCCTTGCGCCAGTCAAGCAGCTCTTGCGGGCTCATGCGAGACAAAGACCGCCCGGCGATCGAATACGATAGTTGATCTTTGCTGGCCTTGCCGAGGATAACCGCTTCGAGGGCGTCCAGGGTCGCCTTGACGTGCGATCGGTTGTCATAGCCGGTGGATTGCGCCGAAAAGGCCGGTAACACTTCAATCTTGCCGGTTTTGATTGTGTAGCGCTCAAGCAGGGAGGGCTCGGCCGCGTCAAGGTCGTCATACTTGGAAACGGTGGCTTGATAGTCATAGACGCCGGCGTCATATGCGGCCGTCGTCGCCGCGGCCACTTCGACCAGGTGATCGTCGTCGTCGTCGGTCGCCGTGATCTCGATCAGGGCGTCGGACGTAACCAGGGCATAGGTTAATTGCCATTCGTTTGACGGTAGGTAGTCGGAAAGGGATTTTTTCCAGGTCCAGGTGTTGCCGACAATGACCTGTAGGGGTTCGATTTCGGGAATCTCGATGGATACGGTCATATAAAAAAGCCCGTGTATGGTTGCGGTTTTATAGCTTCGAAACCATAGCACGGTTTTTTGAACGATCGGTAAAAACGGGTACTTTCGGCCTAAAAACGGGTAAAAACCGGTAAAAAAGGTATTGACAAGGGTTTTTGAGGGTTATTTCAAAAAACGTTTTTCATGAGCGACGGCCCAACGTTCCAGGGCCTCGGGCCGGGCTTTCCATTTGGCGTTTTTGGCGTCCGAGTCTTTGAAGGCCGGCAAATTATAACGCTCGACATAAAAGCCGATTTTTTCACTTGGGATCTTGCACGCCCTGGCGATCAACGGCGTATCAAAGAAAATGTCCCTCATCGCTGGCCAATTTTTCGCGCCGGGTTTCCCGCCCATATTTCATACGCTCCTGGGTTTTTCGTCAAAACGGATCCGGCGCCGACAACGACGCCGTCGGGGATCATGGTCACCTGGTAAAGGACAACCGCGCCGTGTATCCATACGTCATCGCCGATGACCTTGTCCTGATACATGACGCCTTTTTCGTCCTGTAATTGCAGCAACGTTTTGTCGCGGCCCGTGTGATAGTGGTCATGAGTGTAGATCCGGGTCCCTGCGCCCAACATGGTATTTTTCCCGATGTATAGATCGCCGGTCAGATCCAGGATGATGTCGGGATCCCATCGCGCATGAAAGCGGCCGGCATCGATCAGGCCTTTGGCGAAAAAAATTTCGCCGATCCGCGTTTCCGGGTGCGGGTGGATGCAGACACTTTTCAAAAAGTCGTGAAGGGCTATCTTTTCCATCCGTTGACAAATCCTCTTCTTGACGGCTGCCGCCGCCGGAAAACGGTGGCCGCGGGCCGCTGCTTGGGCTCGGGCTTCGGCTGCGGCGCCTCGGCCTGGTCCTTGATCTTTGCGGCGATCTGTTCCAGCCGGTGCTTTGCCGCCGGCCAATTCGGTTTCAAGAATTCCAGGGCGCCGAGGTTGTAACAACGACAATCAAGCGGTTCGTTGGCGCCTTTTTTTACCCACTCATGGCCGACGACAACGCCGCGGCGCCGTTTGATGCGCTTCGTTTCGTTGGTTAAGTTTTTAAAATACCGATCGTCGTAATGATTCGGAAAGTGGCAATAACCGGGGCCTGGTTTCTTGATCCGTAAACGGTTGTAAACAATCGTCTTGGCATCGTCGACGTTGACCGTGCGAAGGATTGCACGGCCTTTGCGCTTGTCGCCCTGCCAGGTTCCCTTGTTACACAACAGGCCGGTGTTAACGCCTTTGGTCGCAAAGATGCCGCGGCGCTGCCGGGGGGCCGTGAATTTGTAGACTTCGCTCGCCAGGTATCCAGAATCAACAAACGTGCAACTGATAACCATTTCAACGCCGTCGGTCCGTTTAAATGTTCGCTGCAACTGTTCGTCCAAATGATCCCAAACAATCGCGCTTTCGGCGTCGCCAGGTATGACGACATAATCAAGTGACCAGGTTTCATATTCGAGGCCGTGCCCGACAATCTCAAGCTCGATTCTTGCATTGACGCCGCCCTGGACGTCGACGCCCGCGGTAATGACTAAAACCTCGGCCGGAATGGTCCCGCCGGCCAGATAATCCTCGCCGCGCTGCGCAAGCTTCGAAAAGCTGATCTTTTCGCCCCTATCCTCGAAGGTTTCGCCCAAAAGGGTATTGATGACGGCTTTTAACAACGTAATGTTGCCGTTTTTGGCCTCTTTGTTCGCTGAAATCCACTTCTCGACGAAATACGACCAGGGCCTTAAATAGCTATAGGCCGCCCATATCCGGGCGCCGATCGTCCGCGGCTTCGGGATCGGGTTGTCCTGGGCGTCAAAAAAACGGTCGGTTGCGTCGTCATAATAATAACCGTCCAACGTTTGCCAGCGTCCGCCGGCGTCCATGTCCGGGTAATGCCGGTATTCGATCCGGCATCCATTGTGCGGACAACGGAAATGCGCCGTTTCGGGGCGGCCCTTTTCCCATTCCAGGTTTTTGAATTCAAACCGCTGCAAACTGCCGCAATGCGGGCACTTGACGAAACGGTAAAAAACCATGCCGGCCCGCTCGACCGCGGCTTCGATCTGGCAGGAGCCCTTCAACTTCGGCGTGCTGCCGCGGATCGACTTGGGAAACGGCGCCTGGTCCAGCCGGCCGTCGCCGATCTCGGTCGCCGTGCCTTCGCCGCCGATGTCCAGGTCAAAGGCCGACAGTTCGTCATAGATGGCCACGTCTTTTGTCATGCGCCGGAAATTGCGAGGGCTCTTGCCGCCTTTGATGTCCAACGTCGCGCCGTGAAAGACTTTTTTTTCAAGGGTATTGTGCTTTGATTTGACGCCCACCTGGCATTTTAACCGCCGGCCCAACGCCGGCACGTCGCGCAAAACGGTTTCAACTTCGTCGGTCGTGAAGTCCTTTGCGTCGCTGTCGGTCGGCTGCCATATGGCTACGTTGCGGCTTTTCTGGACGATCAACGACGCCGTAGCGGCCAAAAGGCATTTCGTATAGCCTACGCGTCGACTTTTCTGCCAGTTCACTTCTTCAATGTCGTCCGACGTCATCCAGTTGATAATCCCGATCTGATACGGGTAACACGTCCATCGGCCTTCGGTGCCGCTCGACTCGGGCGACAAATAAAAATTTTCGTCGGCCCATTGGGCGCCGACAACGGGCACGGTTACCAAAAAAACCCGAAGGCCGGCCGCGGCTGCGTTGTCAATCCGCTCGATCGGTTGAAAGTCGGATATCTGCAATCTCGTTTCGTACCTCTGCAATCGCTTGTTTCACTAATGTGATTTGATCGCCGGTGATTTCCGGCCATTTCCGTTTCATCTGCAAAGGTAGGCTTTCCAGGATC